TCGTTATAACCTATTATAAGAGCTCTGGAAATAATGTCAACCGAATAGAACGGCATAAATAGCACAGGAGGACCGACCATGGCAATCATAGAGAAGCAGCCTACGAATCCGAACTTTCTGACTGGAGCAGGGTTTCAGTTCAACCTGTCCAGGACACCAAACGTTAACTTCTTTGCCACGAGAGCCACCCTCCCGACGATCGATCTTGGATACATCGACGTGAACACTCCGTTCGTCAGGCTTCCGAACCCAGGAATCAACCTGACCTTCGGAGACTTCAACTTAACGTTCAAGGTCGACGAGGACATGAAGAACTACTTTGAGATATACGACTGGCTGATCCAGCTCGGCTTCCCAGACTCGTTCACTCAGTACACCGCAGGCCGCGTCTCTCCGACAGACAAGAACTACTCGGACGGAACTCTGATGGTCATGTCGAGCAAGCACAATCCCAACCTAGTAGTCACGTTCCAGGACATGTTTCCGATCCTGCTGTCAGAGCTGAGCTTCAGCTACGAGGATACGGACGTCGAGACACTAGAGGCTACCGTAACTTTCCGCTACAAGAAGTTCTCCATAGAAAAGCTCTAATATCAGTTTACTTTTTTTACAGAGTTTGTTATATTAAAGAGTAGACCTATGGAGACTTTGACATGGACATCGCGGAAATTCACGACTTGTGGGATCAAGACTCTAAGATAGATCCAACCGACCTAGGGACCGCGAGCCTCATAATCCCACAGCTTCACGCCAAGTACATGCGTCTCTACACGACTGAGAAGCTGACTCTCAAGAAGATGGAGCAGGGACACAAGGAGCTCGTCCGACTGAAGTGGGAGTACTATGGCGGCACGCTTGACGAGGAGACTCTCTCCGAGAACGGATGGAGACCGAACCCTCTCAAGATCCTTCGCTCCGACATTCCGATGCACCTAGACTCGGATCAGGACATCATAAAGTCCAACCTCAAGACCGCATACATAAGAGAGAAAGTCGATCTGTTAGAAGCGATCGTCAAGACTCTGAACAACCGAGGCTTCCTCATAAAGAACTACATAGACTGGTACAAGTTTACTAATGGGGCGTGATGACTGACGTTATAATAAAGAAGCTCAACGACGTCTACTGCAAGGTTATCTCTGACACTGGGATAGCTCAAGAGCTCAGCGACTTGTTTACGTTCATGGTTCCTGGTGCAAAGTTCATGCCCCAGGTTCGTAACAAGTTCTGGGACGGTAAGATTCGCCTCTTTAATATGATGAACAAGACGATATACGCCGGACTGACCTCCGAGATAGTGAAGTTCTGCGAGCTGAGAAGCTACACGTGCGAGGTCGACCCAGACCTGCAGATCCAGTTCTCAGTGGACGACGACTACCTCAACGACCTCATCAAGGAGCTGAAGGTAAAGCACGAGCCTCGCGACTACCAGCGAGAGGCCTTCATACACGCCGTCAATAACAACCGCTCAGTTCTTCTCTCTCCTACGGGATCAGGTAAGTCTCTCATAATCTACCTGCTGACGCGTCACTACATGCTTGAGAACAAGCGAGTACTCGTCGTGGTTCCTACGACGTCGCTGGTTCACCAGATGAGGTCTGACTTCATCGACTACAACAACGGTAAGGACCTCGACATTCACATCATCATGTCAGGTCACGAGAAAGATACTCAGTCCGACATCACCATCACCACGTGGCAGTCGATCTTTAAGATGCCGATGGAGTGGTTCGAGAGGTTCAACGTAGTCATCGGTGACGAGGCTCATCTCTTCAAGGCCAAGTCTCTCACCGACATCATGACCAAGCTGGTAGACTGCCCGCACAGGTTTGGATTCACGGGAACGCTCGACGGCGCTCTGACAAACAAGATGATCCTAGAGGGTCTGTTTGGTCCGGTTCATAAGGTCACGTCTACCAAGCAGCTTATGGACGACGAGCATCTGTCGACTCTCAGCATCAGCGTCATACGTCTAAAGTACACGGACGAGGAGAGAAAGCTTCTGAAGGGAGCTTCCTATCAAGATGAGATAGACTGGCTGGTTAGACACGAGCGTCGAAACGACTTCATAACGAACATGGTAAAGTATGGTCTAAAAGAAAATACTCTTGTGCTGTTTCAATATGTTGACAAACATGGCAAAGTATTGTATGATAAGATAAGTGCCGCCGTGGGAGACAAGAGGAAGGTGTACTTTATCCATGGAGGAGTTGAGGCCGAGGAGCGAGAGCAGATAAGAGCTATCGTCGAGGCTGATAGCAGCGCGATCATCATAGCTAGCTACGGGACGTTCTCTACCGGTGTCAACATTAAGAACCTTCATAACGTGGTGTTCGCCTCTCCGACTAAGTCTAGGGTGAGGTCTCTTCAGTCCATCGGTCGCGGCCTAAGAATAACTGACACCAAGAAGACTGCAAAGCTATACGACTTCGCCGACGACTTGATCTATAAGTCACACGTCAACCACACTATGAAGCACTTTATGGAGAGGGTGAAGATATATGACGAAGAAAAGTTCGACTACGTGGTAATAAACAGAGAGCTCTAATGGCAACCATAATGCACCTGTCCGATGGGACTATGATCATGGGAGAGATCGAGGAATCGAGCTCCGGAAAAAAAGCCTTGACATTAAAGAATCCAATTGAGATAATAATGTCTATGTCCTCCGAAGAGTCTTACGTATTCTATGGAAGACTCTGGATGCCGTTCGTAGATCAGCAGCAAATTACTCTCAACGCTGATCACGTCATAGCCTTTGGAACTCCTACAGAAAAAGTTATGAAGTACTACACAAAGTTAATAGCTGAACCAGAAGAGCAAGAAGAGAAAGCGCAGCTTGACTCAGAAGACCTGAGCGAGGCCGTAGAACTTCTAGCCAAGCAGAAAGGGAGATACCACTGATGGAAGCTCCCATGAAGAAAGTACCTAGACACTACGTAGACAATAAGAAGTTCTACACCGCTATCATAAAGTACAAGCAGGACGTCAAGCACGCCGAGGAGCACGGCCTTGAGAAGCCTCGGATTCCTAACTACGTCGGAGAGTGTCTTCTTAACATCGCCAACCGTCTCTCGACGAGACCCAACTTCGTTAACTATCCCTTCAGGGAGGAGATGGTGTCCGACGGTATCGAGAACTGTCTTCAGTACTTTGATAACTTTAATCCTGAGAAGACGAGTAACCCGTTCTCATACTTTACTCAGATCATATACTACGCCTTTCTTCGACGCATCCACAAGGAGAAGCGTCAGCTGTACGTCAAGTACAAGACCCTTCAGAACCTTCACGTAATGGGAATGCTGGCGGCTCAAGGCGACGCTGACGACGCCAAGAGCGTTGACTTCATATCAGCTAACAACGAGTACATGGATAACCTAGTTAGATCCATCGAGAGCAAGATGAAGGTAAAGAAAGAAGTTAAACCTAAGACAGTGATGAGAAAGTTCTATGATAAAGAGTAAGATGCACCTGGTGCCGCAAGTGATCATTGATGTGGCGGAGTCCATTAAAGACAATGGTAACCCGAACTCACGCGAGATGTACATGGCTAGAATTGAAGCTATCAAAGACTTCTGCGAGTACGTGATAGCTAGAGAGAAAGCAGCCAAGTCGATCTCTGCAGTCAAGAGAAAGTAATGAAGGTAGCTCTTATAACAGACACACACTGGGGTGTTCGCAACGACAGTCAGGTCTTTCTAGAAGCCAACCGTCGCTTCATGAACGACATCTTCTTTCCTAAGCTGATGGAAGAAGGAATCCAGCACGTCATCCACCTCGGAGACCTGGTCGACCGCCGTAAGTACATCAACTTCAATACGGCTAGAAGACTTCGCCACGACTTCCTTGAGCCCCTTAATTCAAGGGGCGACATTAAGGAGGTGCACATCATAGCCGGTAACCACGACACCTACTATAAGAACACGAACGAGATCAACGCCCTCCGCGAGCTGACACACGGCTACGAGAAGATCAACATCTACGACGCTAACCCAGTAGAGATAAACATCGGCGGTCTGGACATCTTGCTTCTACCGTGGATCTGCGACGAGAACAGGAAGGAGACTCTCGATGCTATCAAAAGAACCAAGGCGCAAGTCGCTATGGGACACCTTGAGCTACAAGGTTTTGAGATGTATAGAGGAAGCATGGTCAGTCACGGTGACGATCCTGGTCTCTTTGATCGCTTTGATCTTGTTTGTTCTGGGCATTACCATCATCGCTCCTCTTCTGGTAGCATTCATTATCTTGGCTCTCATGCTGAGTTTACATGGAGCGATTACAATGATGCTCGGGGGTTCCACATCCTCGACACCGAGACGAGAGAACTAGAGTTCATCGAGAACCCTTATAGGATGTTCGAGAAGATCTTCTACGACGACTCTGAGATGAGCATAGATGAGATTAACTCTCGTGACTTTGACATGTACAGGGGAATGTGTCTCAAGGTCGTCATCAAGAACAAGACCAATCCTTATATGTTCGACATGTTCATCGACCGACTAGAGAAAGTAAACCCGGCAGATCT